TGTTCCTGTATTTGAATTTCAAATCACCAAACTGCTCGTAAAGCATCAGACTGCTTTTCCCTTTCAGATATCCCATAAAGCCGGATACGCTCATTTTGGGCGGGATCTCCACAAGCATATGGATATGATCTGCACAGCATTCAGCTTCAAGAATCCGTACGCTTTTCCACTCACACAGCTTTCTCAAAATACTGCCTATTGCTCTACGCTTCTCTCTGTAGAACACTTGTCTTCGGTATTTTGGCGCAAAAACTATGTGATATTTACAGTTCCATCGGGTGTGCGCTAAGCTCTTTTCGTTCCCCATTGGGACCCCCTTTTGATTTCTTGTTTGACACTTGCAGTTGCCAGACCGCAAGGTGTTTTAACAAATCAAAAGGGGTTTTAATAACTGGCTCAAAGCTGAAAGCTTTCCGGAACCCCCAGCCTAGCTGGGGGTTTTCTGTGCACAAAAAAGAGTGCCCCGAATGGAGCACTCTTTAAGAAATTATAACGGAAAATCAGAGGTTTTTATAACATGTCGCATAAGCAAACCCAAGCTTTTCAAATACGCTTTGATCACCTGTTGCCAGGGAAACTACGTATTGTTCGTTTGAGTTTGCGGGACTAGATGACCAATACATATTTGATTGAAAACCAGCTTCAGTCGTGTAATGCCCCATATCTCCCCATTCACTGTACAGTGACCCGATGCCTCGGGAACGACTATGGTTTAAATGATCTGCACGGGGAAGTGTGTAGCCATTGCTACTGCAAAAATTTTCAGCAAGACTGTATATCATGAAAGCATCGCCGGCGTTCACCCACCAACTCTTCACACGGATTTCGTATACATAGCTAGGGCCTCCTGATTTTGGCGTCGCCGTAATCCTTTCCCAATTGCTGCCGACATTTTTAAATGTCACTTTACCGGTAGCATCAACATCGACCCAGGAGGCAGAGCTTGAAAACTCATAATCAGCCGCCGTTTTTCCAGGGGCAAAGTTGTCATTATTCAACTGATAATACGCCCCGGTGAATCCCTGCGAAGGGAATGTAGTTGTCGGTAGGTCAGTACCATTGACTGACACTGTACCGCTCATTATTTTGTCTTCTGCGCGAGTGAATTGTATTGTGGTACTCAGACCAGCTTGATGAACACCATTCAATACAGGGATCAGCGTTGCGATACCCTCTCCGCCGCCTGTAACAGTGGCTTTGTACTCGCCTGAGAAATTTTTACTGTAGTCAATTGCACTAACTTGCACATAGGGCACGTTGGTACCTGACTGCACAAATTCCAGCCCTTCAGAAACTTTGATCGGATTGCCTGATATATCGTGCAGAACAAGATGTAGCTCAGCACTATCGGTAAAGTCTCCTTTCAATGATGACCGATTGTTCTTAAGGACTGACTTTGAGGCGTCTGCCGGGCCTGCCACCAGCGTTATATCTACTGTTTGCATTCCACCAGCGGTCGTGACTGCGCTTACCGTGACGCTCCCCGTTATCGCTCCTCTCACGCTTGTTGTCGCGATTCCGTTTTGATCTGTCACCGCTGTTAATGACGTTAATGTGGCAGAGCCGCTTTTTAAGGCGAAGTACACAGTGAGACCTTCGATCAGGTTACCACTGCCATCCTCAACCGTTGCCTTTAAGGTACTTAAATCACTGTTGGTGGCGGCTATAGTCGATGGATCAGCGATAAAGCTAGCAACATGGGCGGTGCTTGAGTTGCCAGTGACTTTCACGATTGTCTGTGTCTGTATTGTTACGCCGTTATGGAACGATGCAGTCACCGTATATGTACCGACTTTATTGCTGGTCAGAACGACTGGAGCCTGACCTGAAGAGTTGGTTCTCACTTTTCCGCCACTTAACGTCGCACCTTCTGGCGTTACGCTAAAGTTGATGACCTGACCCTCCACTGGAGTGCCATTTGCAGAAGTTAGCGTTGCCGTCAGAGTTGCACCTGTTGGGGAATTGACACCGATAAGCGGGCTGGACGCCGAGAGTGTCAGTTTTTGATCGATTACCACCAGATCCTTCTCATAAGAGGATCCATTCGCCAGGGATGCTTTCACCATATACGAACCGTTTCTTTCGGGCGTCATAGTGACCTCGGCTATACCATGCGTATCAGTAGAGACAATATTTTGGCTGATGGTCATGTGCTCTGGTGGCGCTGCACTGAATGTTACAGATTCATTAAGAATCGGATTGCCAAACTGGTCGTTGACGTGAGCTTTAACTGCTACGTCTTGTGCGACCATGACCTGACCTTCAGGTATCTCCAGACTGGTAATCGTTGCAGAATTAATATCTGCTTTTGCATTCAGTAATCGCGAGATGACTTCAGTAGGTTTATCTGCCAGAGAGGCTGAAACTGTTTTCAGTCCGACCTCGGTGCTTGTCACAAGAATTTCAGCGAAACCCCGATCATCCGTTTCAACGCTGGTGCTGCTTAGCGTGACGGAGGTTCCGCGGAAATTAACTTTTATGCCTTCTACCGGGTTGCCGTTAGCGTCAGTGACGCTTGCAGTCATGGTTGCGCCCTCGGTCGTGCTGACGACGAATGAGTATACAGAGGTTAAGGAGGCTAGTTTTGCGGTACCAGCATCGGCAATCAAAGTCACCTGTTTCGTATCACTGACACCATAATTGTTCACGCTAACTGTCACGGGGTAGGTGCCGGATTTTGTACCGCTCAGTGTAACTTCAGCCTTGCCGTTGATGTCAGTAATGGCGGAACCGCCTTGTCCGAGAGTAAAGCTTGCGCTCACATCTGCCGGTAGCGTGAATGTCACCGCCTCATTGGCTAACGGGTTGCCGTTTCCATCAGTCACTGTTGCCTGCAGCCTGGTCATCCCGACGTTATTAGCGATAAAATTGTCCTCGGTAACGTTAAGATTAACCTGGGCAGTGAGCGTATCCGCAGTAAAGTTCACCACCAACTGCTCACTCTTACCGCCAGTTATCGATGCTGTAACAGTATGAGCGCCTGCTTTTGTACCTTTCAGCGTGACTTTCGCTTTGCCTTCAGCATCAGTAATCGCTTTACCGCCATCGCTCAGCGTGAAGTTCGCCTTCACATCTTCCGGCAGAGTAAATGTTACTTCAGTGTTGGCTATCGCATTGCCCTCTGTATCAGCGACTGTTGCTGTTAGTGTCGTGAGATCGTTATTGTCGGCAATCACCGGATCCTTCGAGGCTGCCAGCGTGATTTCGGCATTCGCGACGTTCGGCACATAGGTCACTGTTTGTTGCATCGAATCGCCATTTTCGAGGGTTGCCGTCACTTGATAAACCCCGGCTTTTGTAGCGGTAAAGCTTGCGTATAAATAGCCGTCGTGGTTGGTAGTATTTATGCCGTTATTACTGAGGGTCACGCCTTCACTTGGTGATACTCTGAGGGTTACCTCCTGCTGGGGTACTCCGTTGCCGTAATTATCCTTCACCTCAATATACAGATTGGTAGTGTCGCCTGCGGAGACTGTATCAAAAAGTGCCTGTAGCAAGGTGAGATGTGCCGTAGACGCATCAGCGTTGACATTAATTGATGTGCTAAGCGTGGAGCTACCATTTTCCAGACTGGCCTCAACGGTATCCGGTCTCGCTCCTGATTCTATCGAGGAGCGGGTATTGGTATAAGTGACGGTAGCCTTACCCTGTTCGTTCGTCACGGCTTGACCGCCGTTCGTCATTTCGGCTGTCGCTGCGTTGCTGGTGAAGTTCACAGTCACACCTTTCACCGGAAAGCCATTATTATCAACGACTGTGGCGGTGATGACGCTGCCGGAGCTGTTCTGCGGGGTACCGGCGATTATGCTGTCTGGGACAGGCGTCAACTCGATAATTTTTGCCGCCGCTGTGTCGCCAATAAAATGCACAGTTTTGTTGTCGCTGGCACCATTATTAGCCAGTGATGCAGTGACCGTCTGCTCACCAAAGGCAACGCCTGCGAGAGTGGCCTGCGCGATGCCAGACTCATTGGTATTACTTACTCCCGGGGTCAGGGTGAGTCCTGAAGAGGCTGAGCTGAATGTTATCGGAAGATTATTCACCTCATTGTCGAACTGATCTTTAACCGTTGCAGTTAGCGTTGCGTTATCGACGCCATTACCTGTGATCTCATCTTTTGACATCTGCAGGACAACCTGAGCCGAGGTTTTGTCCGCCACAAATGTTACCGGCTGCGAATCACTGGTATTGTTATTACCCAGCGTTGCGGTAACCGTATGCGTGCCCGCTTTTTTACCTTTCAGCGTGACATGCGCTTCCCCATTGGCCTGAGTGATGGCAATACCGTTATTTTCAAGGGTAAAGTTTGCCGCAACGTCCTGTGGCATGGTGAAGTTTACCGTTATCCCCGCCACCGGATGATTCGACGGATCTTTCACCATCGCCGTAAGCTGCACGCTGTCACTGTTATTCGTCACCACCTGTTGAGCAGGGATGTTCAGGGTGACCTGCGCGTTGCTGGCATCGGGCGCAATATTGACTGTCGTCGTATAGCCATTGCCGTTAAGCAGTGTGGCTTCGACTGTATGAACACCCAAAACCGTGCCCTTAAGCGTAACTTCAGCCACACCACTGTCGTTAGTATTGCTTTTGCTCTGACTAAGTTGAGTATCTGCCGGGTTGGTACTGAAGGTGACCTGTAGATCTTTTACTGCGTTATCAAAAGGATCTTTCACTGTTGCCGTCAGAGTCGTCTCATCCACGCCATTCCCAATGATTTCCGCTTTCGATGTTTGCAAAACGACAACTGCGCTGTCCTTATCCGCCACGAAGGTGACTGGTTGCGCATCGCTGGCATTATTGTTACCCAGCGTTGCGGTAACCGTATGCGTGCCCGCTTTTTTGCCTTTGAGGGTGACGTGCGCTTCGCCATTGGCCTGAGTGATGGCAATACCGTTATTTTCAAGGGTAAAGTTTGCCGCCACGTCCTGTGGCATGGTGAAGTTCACCGTTATTCCCGCCACCGGATGATTCGACGGATCTTTCACCGTCGCCGTCAGCTGCACACTGTCGCTGTTATTCGTCACCACCTGTTGAGCCGGGATGTTCAGCGTGACCAGCGCGTTGCTGGCATCGGGCGCAATATTGACTGTCGTCGTATCTCTGTTGCCGTTAGGCAGTGTGGCTTCGGCTGTGTAAACCCCCAAAACCGTGCCCTTAAGGGTAACTTCAGCAATACCGTTCTCATTAGTATTACGCGCGTTCAGACTCAGTTGCGTGTCTGCGGGGGAGGTGCGGAAGACTACTGACAGATTTTTAACCACGTTATCAAAAGGATCTTTCACTGTTGCCGTCAGAGTCGTCTCATCCACGCCATTTCCAATGATTTCCGCTTTCGATGTTTGCAGAACGACAACCGCTCTGTCTTTATCCGCCACAAACGTCATTGGCTGTGTATCGCTGACATTGCTGTTAGCCAGACGAGCCGTGATCATATGCGTGCCCGCTAACGTGCCGGTCAGGGAGGCGATTGCAGTCCCGTTGCTATCCGTCATGCCTTTTCCGCCGTTGCTAATCGAGAACCGACTTGCGACGTCGTTTGGCACAGAGAAGGTGATTTCTTTATCTTTTAGTGGGTTGCCATTTTTATCCTGCAAGGTTGCAGTCAGCTGTTGAGGCGCTGTGTCGGTGACGGTGATCTCGCCTGGGGGCACACTGAGGGTCAGGGCTGCAGTACTTTGATCACCGATAAAAATCACCTGTTGATTAGCCTGAGAACCAGAGCTCACAGAGGCCGTAACCGTATAATCACCATTTTTCAAACTGGTCAGCGTAGCTGTGGCGATCCCGTCGTGGCTATTCACTTCGGTTTGGCTCAGTTTCGCTGCAGCTGAATTAACATTGAAGGTGACCTTGACGTCATTGAGCAGGTTGCCTTTTGCATCCCGGACTGTCGCGGTCATTGTGGCACTGTCATTGCCGTCAGCGACCACTTCATTTTTCGACTTCTGCAGATCAACCTGCGCGGTACTCGAGTCGCCGACAAAACTGACGATTAACGTTTGTTTCACGCCATTTTCAAGGGTGACTTCAACCGTGTTGTCTTCCTGCTTACTACTTTTCAGATCAAAAGTCGCCAGACCATTAACATCCGTTTTTGCGGTGTTTTGATTGTTAAAGGAAGTTGCCGATCCGCTTAATACCGCAAACGTGACGGTATGATCATTGATTGGGTTGCTTCCTTCATCAGCGACATTGACCGAGACGGTGTTTGCTGCATTCTCATCGGCGAGCACACCATTATTGCTGGCAGATAATGTCGCAATTTTCGCTGACTGCGGGTTGGCGTCGATGATAAATCCAGCGGTATGCAAATCTTCATTCCAGTTTTGCATTAACAGCTTCGCAGTAAGCCCACTGCCTTTGGTATAGGCGGTATAGGTTGCCTTATAGACGCCATCTGCGGTTTCTTTCCAGTCTGTAGTGACACCAGGTTTCACGTTGTCGATGCTGACTGCGGTATTCAGTTGCTGTTTTTGCTCCTTAACAGGTTTGTCATTTTCATCTCTCAGTTCTACCGTCACCTCGATAGGATTCCCGGAGAGATAACGGTCCTTATCAATCTTAATTGACGAGTGAGTCCGGGATGACGAAACAGAAATGATATTCACCACGGCGGGGGCTTTAGCCGCATCCACACCGTTCAGCTGTGGCATCAGCGTCAGCGTGCCAGACATCGCTCCTGTGGTCAGGATCTGGGTATAGCTTCCGTCACCATTATCTTTCCAGTCAGAAAGGGTGATGTCCTGAACACCTTCGTGACGCGTCGAGAGCACCAGCCCGATAACAGGATTACCTGCTGCATCATGCGCAATAAAAGTCAGTGTGGCGGTTGAATGGGAATCCGCGCTCAACGTCTGGGTACTTAACGATACCGAGGAATCTTTCTGGCTTAGCGTAGGTGCCTGAACGACTACCATGCTCTGTTCACGATTCGAAAAATTGCCTTTGACATCTTCAGCGGTGACTTCAATCGGCCAGGTGTTATCGGTTTCTGGCGTACTGGTGAACCGGTACGCCGGCAGGGTAACCAGAATATCTTTACCCGTTGTAACCACTTTACCACCGGCAGCTTCCAGAGCGGTGGCTTCGACGTTATAGCCTTTCAGGGCATATTTGGTTTGTAGCGACGAAACCAGTGATTTCACTTCTCCTGACTTCCCTGTCACGGGGTCTGTCAGGGTCAGGCGGACCAGTTCTTTTTTGCGATATTCCAGAACGATGTTGTTGTTGCGATCCACCAGATCATAACGGCTGCCTGCAAGGCTACGCCGTGCAGCGACTTCATTCGGGTCAAGCTGTTTCTGCATTGCGCTGCCAGGTTGCCAGGTAAAATCGACGGCAAATCGGGTGTCATTTTCGCCCTGTTTACCCTGGCGTTGCTCCGCGCTAAAGGTCATCAGCGGGAAGGGGGTATAGTTTAGTCCAGCGGTTATGGCATGAGGATTACTTTGCCGATCGTCTTTATCGAACAGGGCTACTTCATCGCCATAATACTGTTCATAGACCAGTTTACCGCCAAGGTGCGGCCAGGCGGGTAGCCAGCCTTCTGCGCGTACATCCCAGCCATTGGCCGGGCGTGCTTCATAATCGTTGTCCAGTTCAGGTGCGCTGCGCCAGTTGGTCAGTCGCAAATAGCCGTTACTGCTTAATTTAAGATAGTCGCGCCAGTACTCCGCGCCAATGCCGGCGCGGGAGTGGTAACGGCTAAGGTCGTGGTCGAAAAAGAAGTTGATGCCCGACAACCATGTGGGAGTGAAATGACGCCAACCCAAGCCGTTGTTAATCTGGGTACGCTCGTCAGTACGGTGGAGAGTATGCTGGCTGAAAAAGAGATTATCAGGCGTTTCATACCATGGATGGAGAAAATCGAACTGGGAGTTCTTCAGGCTAAAATCTTCATCCACGCCCAGCGTGATTCTTGCGGTACCGAAGCGGCTTAACCAGTCTGTCATTGCGCCTGAAGTCTGAGAAGAGGCCCATCCACGCGCCATATTTGCTGCTTGCTCGCTGTTCATATCTTCGGCGAGCAAAGACCCGATTTGCTGTGAAGTACTGGCTATCTGTTGCTCGAGGTTGTCACTGCTATTACCCGGCGGCGGGGTTAAATTTTTTTTACTAACTTGTGCCGGGACATCCAGTTCATCACCCTGGCGGACATTATCAAAACCTCGAGCAAACGTACGAAATTGGTTGAGTTTACGTAACTCAGCCACCGAAATACCGAAACGTTCGGCAACGCTTTGGGCCGATTCCAGCGCTCCAAGGGTATAGGGCACCGTATTGGCATTTGCAATGGCGATTTGTGCAGGAACTTGTTGATGGGTTGCAGCGTTTACCACACCTTGTGCTGCCGCAGCCATAGGGAACGCAAGTTGAGTTACCAGGCAGATACCCGCAGTTAAGCGGCGTAGTTTAATTCCCATCCCGCATAAGATTTGTCGGTCATTTATTTCTTCTCCACTTCTCTTCTTCGTAGCCATGCTTACCTTCCCTGAACGAGCTAACATAAATGCGCCCTTTCTAGCACAGCGAAAAAATGTAAATCCTGATAGCAATATGATTGAAAATTAATAACTTTTCGTTAGGCAGTTTTGGGTGTGAGTTGCAAGAGGGGAGACTACTGAATAACTCAAGTTTTATAATCGAGGGGAAAATGGTGATGGCGTTCATAGCAAAACGCCCTCAACCATAAAGGTCGAGGGCGCTTAAGATGTTAAAAACCCGCTATCCGTTAAAAAAACAATGTTCAACTAAGGTCAGTGACATTGCGCTAAAAAAGCGAATTTTTAGAATCTGGCTCCTCTGACTGGACTCGAACCAGTGACATACGGATTAACAGTCCGCCGTTCTACCGACTGAACTACAGAGGAATCGTGTGAACGGGGCGCATATTACTTAGCGGTACCTTGTCTGTCAACACTAAATTTCATAAGTCATTTCAATTGGTTAATTAATCTGCAAAGTTGTTAATTAATGAACATTCGTCGTCGAAAACGAGTCTGTATCATTAGCGTGATGCAGTCTCTGCAAAGGATCTTGTTGATAAAATTGGCAGAAACGTTGCCACAATGAAGGGAAACGAGGAGCAAAAAGTTCTGGGGCGCTAAAGAAATATTCAGAAAGTACGGCAAAACATTCAGCAGGATCACTGGCAGCATAAGCATCAATGCTCGCCGCATTCTCGCCAACCAATTCGATTTCTTCCTGAATGTTGTTCATTGCAGCATGAAGATCGTGTTCCCAGCCAGCAACCTCACGCAACGGAATAAAGGGAACTCCGCTGGCGCGATCGCCGTTACGGGTGTCCAGCTTATGAGCGACTTCATGAATAATCAGGTTAAAACCAGAAGCATCAAAAGAATCTTGTATATCCAACCAGTTCAAAACGATAGGCCCTTGCTGCCAGCTCTGACCTGACTGAACAATACGTTGGTTATGCACCAGACCGATATCGTCTTCCCATTCATCATCGACCACAAATGGTGCAGGATAAATTAAGACTTCATGAAAACCATCCAGCCATTCCAGTCCTAACTCCAGAACGGGTAGGCAAAATAGAAGTGCTATCCGGCAGCTTCTTAATGAATCCAGTTCAAAGCCCTGTAAAGGAACAAGCCGCTTTTGCTGTAAAAAACGTTCTGCAAGAGTGACTAATTTGCTTTGTTCCTGTTCCGTCAGACACGTTAAAAGGGGGATCGATAGTGCTTCCTGCCAGGGAAGGGCAGTTTGATGTGCTGATTCTTGTACTTTCCAGGGCCACTTAATCATCGTTTTGCTCGCAAACTCGTCACTTGAACAAAATTGCACGGACAGGGACTGTTAAAATGCCAAATTTCCTGGCATCATGGCAACCATCTGAACGGAGAGATGCCGGAGCGGCTGAACGGACCGGTCTCGAAAACCGGAGTGGGGGCAACTCCACCGGGGGTTCAAATCCCCCTCTCTCCGCCAAAATTCAATCACTTACACATCATTAAGTCAGTGACAAAAATCACACTTGGAATTACTTGGAATATTTTCTTGGAATATTTTCAGGTAACGGGACATCAAGTGTTGGTGAAACTTTAACCTTCCTGTCATAGATTAGCACTTGCCCTTCGGTTTTGTGACCAGAGAAAAGTTGCTTATCCCGGCTGCTTCCTTCATAGTCTGAAATTCCTTTCGCCTTCAGATCATGAAAGGTGAAGTCGGTTAAAATACCTGAAATTTTTCCAGCACGATTTCTTGCTTCTACCCACATTTCGTTAAAGCCTTTGTACATATATCGGTTGCCGTATTGATTGCTGATCACATAGGCAGATTTTGGTAACTGTTTTGCTTTTTCGATCGCTGCCTGTAATCGTGGACTCCATGCTTTTATCTGTTTTTTTCCGGTTTTCCCTTGCTGGATGAATATCCCGTCGTTTCCAATCTGTTCCCATTTCAGCGATAACACATCGGAAACCCTCGCTGCACACAGATAGGCAATTTCCATTGCGATAAAAACAGGAAGAGGTGCAACGCTTAATACTGCCTGGTATTCTTTGTCGGTTACATATCGTTCGCGGTTTTTGGCCTTGAATTTACTTACACCTGCACATGGGTTAGCCTTCACGTACCCTCGCTCATACCCCCAACTGTAAACACGGGACATACTGCTTTTTTCATGGTTGGCTTGCGTTTTACTCTGCTCCCCTCTTTTGTCCATGTATCGACGGATGTGTTCTGGTTTTATGGAATCCGCTGGTACCTTACCGAATACGGCAAGCAACTTTTTTTGATGTTGCAGATAATCTTTTTGTGTTCTTGGACTAAGGTCACTGTAATAGGCGCTGGCGAGGAATTTTTCCCACAAGCGACCGAATGTCATTGCACGATCACGATTATTTACAGTTTCCTCATACTTTTTCCATAAAGCAGCTAAACCATCCTTGATGGCGGTTAGTGTTACAGATTCTCTGGATGTTGGTTTCCATACATAACTATATTTATTTGGGTATACATTTGGAGGTAATTTTTCGTGTTCAGGATTTTTCCTTCGTCTTCCCATCAGATCGCACCAAAATTCGGCTCTACCTCGCGTGGTGGTAAAGTTTTATTGCAGGTAAATAGATCCCGGCTGACAATCGGTTTGCCACTACGATTGGTATAAAACGGAAGCCCGTTTTCCATTAACCATTTTCGCTGGTGGCTTGCATATTTGCAGCCCGTTAATATTAGCAATTCATCTTCGGTTAAAAATAAGCTGCTCATAGCTATATCTCATAACCGCCGCTAACTATATACGGTTAGCGGCAATTAGGGTTGAACATTAAAAATCAGCCTGACTCGGGATCAGTTTTTGCCAGATAGCTGAAACGTATTTTGCCTGGTAACGAGCGTCATCAAGTGCATTATGGCGCTCACCTTCGAATGGGATATCCGTTCTGGCATCGAAGTCTATGGCTTTCCCCAGCTCAACGATTGTGCGTACATCGCGATCGTTGCAGTAGCGCCACGGGCAGGGGATACCCTGTCGTTCGTATGAACGGCGTAAAATCACGTTGTCGAAGTTGGCCCCATTACCCCAGACCTGAACAAAAAATTCACCGGAGTTTTCGTCGATAAATTCCCGCAATTGCAGTAGTGCATCATCTAACAAGATTTCATCGGTCAGAATGGCAGATTGCGCTTCGCGTGATTGCTTCAGCCACCACTTGATCGCGTCCCGATCAATGACTCCGCCAGCAGTTTCCAGATCGATGGTTTTATTAAATTCTGGTCCCATCTCTCCGGTTTGCGGATCGAAAAATATTGCACCTATTGAGATAATCGGGGCATCAGGATTTTTTCCCATGGTTTCAAGGTCGATCATTAGATGGTCACACGTCCTGCTGGTGGATGTGATAACGTGATGACTGTTCACCGTAATTAAGGGATCTGCCGTCTCGCCAGTTTCACTATCGCTGGCGTGATCCTGAGCGCTGCCAGCATTCTCCTTGTGTGGATGTTCAGCGCCTTCCATTTTCTCCGAATCGTCTTCCTGAACTTCAACCTGGTTCTTGTCATCGAATGTTTCCTGGTATGTTGCGTCGCCCATCACTGCACCACAATCAGGGCAGTTGCCGCCACCGCTTTGACCGCAGGTGGTGCAGATCTTTTCCGGTTCCTGTTGCACTACTGGTTCAGGTTGTTTCGTTTCTGGCTCGTTTTGTTGCGTATGTGGGCTGTTTTGTTCCGCTTTCTGGTCGTTCCGTTCCGATTCATGCTGGTTCTGGTTCACAGAATCGCGAGTCTGGATCCCCTTGACCCATTTCGGATCATTAGGGTCGCTAATCCCCTCAACAAATTCACCACGCGATACAGCAAGTAACTTATCGGCGTCAGGCTGGCTGATATTGGCTGCCTGCATAATTTTGTTTACTTCGTCAGCGGTGACTTTTACTTGGTTAGCGGAACTCACCTGCGACTGAGCATCCAGCGACTGCGCGTTCTGGCAATGTTCAGTTGTATCCGGTTCCATTGTTTCAGTTGTTGCCTGTTCACCTGCCATTGCGTCAGATGGTTGTGGTTTTTCTTCTTCTGTTTCACGCTCAGTAACCACCTCGCGGTTAATTTCTTCCAGGATATCTTTTTCCGGCGTATGCCGGGCAGCTGTGAGAGTTTCCTTGCTGGGGTTCTCGTGATCAGTTTCCGTCAAATAGGCGTTGATATACCCCTGAAGACGTCCCGGGTAGTGATAAAATTCAGGGTGTGCGCTTCGGATAAGTGCAAAAATAGCGGCGCGGGAATAGTCCAGAATACCCGGGGTTGCGCGAAGTGCTGCGGACCATTCTTTAAACGGACTTTCTTTTTTCAGGACTACTTCTTTTGCGCGACGATAAACGCTGCCCGGAATTTCATAAATATTAAAATCCATCGGAAGTGTGGCTGCTGCAATCTCCACATCCAGTGTGTCGAGGGTGTGTACTAAATTCGGATTGCGATCGGTTTTGTTCCCACCGCCAGCATTAGCACCGGAAGCCGTGCGGGTGATGCGTGAAACACGATTTCCTTTCATCCACTCTTTTGTCAGCAGACCCCGATCGGTGTAGTCAGCGTCCAGGTATGCTTCGAAAAAAGCAGTTATTAATCCCAGGTCTGAATTACCAGGATTAGGGAAAACTTTGTCAGTATCACGCACCAGTTTGTGGAGGTCGCGAATCTCCAGCGAGTCGAGCAGACTGGTTTTATGCGAAATAGCCAGGGCAGTAACAGCCGGTAGTTCTTCAGCCCGTGCAATGTGCAATGCCTGGAGTTCGTCGCGTGAAACGTGCGTTACTGGTTTTTCGCTGCCGTGTTGAGCAAGCCAACGAATGGGCAGTTCCTGACCGGAGACAGGCAGAAGCATGCTCTCCTCAATCTCAGTCATGTCTTCGCCGTTGATGTTGGTATTGTCAGTGCTGGCTGGTTTGTCCTGAACAGAGGGGGAAGGGCCGATAAATGTCATTGTGATGCCATCTTTCCCGCCTTTTTCATAGCGGTTGCAGAATTCAGTATCAAACACGCCTTCTGGCGGAAGGTCGTCAACAACGGGCAAATTGACGCGGACGGGTTTTTTAAAGTCGTCTTCATCATAATCGTTGTCATCCATTGCGGTAATGCAGCGGGAGATTGCAACAGATAATTTTTTTGCTGTAGTCCAGTAAAAACCACCTTTAATTCCCAGGCGTTTTCTTACTTTGTCATTTTTTGCTTCGCAATATAGTGCAAATTCTTCTTTATCAGTGCTCATTATTGATAAACCTCATCACAGATTTAAGGGTGAACAAATCTCTGCCATTGCTGACATATAAGAATGAAACTGGATATTTATTACGGTGCTGTTTTAAAATCCTGCCGGGATTTCGTTATCCTGGTGAATAACTTTATCGACCGGATAACAGTTGCCTGGAATTTTCTGTTCGGTTGCTGCTGCCATACATTCCTGCATTGTTCTGTGAACACTGACTGCAATATCAACTGGCTCTCCGGAAACAAGAAAAACCGTCAGAATAAGTGCAAATACTGGATTCATTGTGCACATCCTTTTGGCATCAGACGTAAACGGGCCAGCATTGAGACAATGCATACTTTATTTAATAACTCCCGTTCGTGTTTTCTTTTGTTAATGGCCTCTTCAGTGAATACAGGATTACTGATAGTGACACCAATTTCAAAACAACCTTCAGACGTATTAACGTTTGGTAATAACGTTTTCATTATCGCGCCCTCAACAATGAGTTTTGTGATGCGGTGCCTGGTGCCTCCAGGTGACGTTAACCAGTTAACAATTAACGCCGGATACAGAGAATCCACCCATAACACTGTTTTTGGTTTTAACTGTTCCGCGTGCGCTTAGCCGCATTCACCGCATCACAAAATTCACTTTAAAAATGGCGGCAGAGCAGCCACGGAGTAAAACTGATACCGCCAAACGTCACCAGAAAATTGATAACAGAGGGCGTTGTAGCGGGGTTGTCACTTAAGCGTATGGTCAACCTGACAACCCGGTGTCCTCAACGGGGAAGGAATAACCCCGCCATACTTACCGCCGCGCCATTTCGCGGAGTGCCACAACCGGAAGCGCACGGTCGACGAAAATTTAACGACAGGCTATCTATGAACCAGCTACCTCGCCGTGCGCTTTCGCGTTATGGTCTGACTTTTCAGGGAAATATCCTTTCAGTAAACTGTCAGTGCCGGATGCTCACCCGTGTCCGGCGCACGTACTCCACCTTACCCGTGGAGAACTCCTTAATTACCAACCTTAGCTTCGTTGGTTAGCTATTAACGCGGGTATGTAATCATTCTGGCAATGCTTAATGCCGCTGCTTTTTCCAGATTGGTGATATCCTGCTCCAGAGCGGACAGATTTTCAGCCTGCTTAGCCCTGGCTTCATTGGCCCATTTCAGATCCTGCGCTGCATTAATTTTCTGGCGCATCCACTCATAAAGTTCATCATCGGTATAGTCTGGCGCGATGATGACGGGTTCTCGTTTCTGCATACTGATTCCTCGCGGTGCTGCTTCGCTTATCAGCCGTTAGATTTTGCCGAGCTGGAAAGCGCCTGTTTAAACTCACTGAAGCTGAGAGCTTCTTCGCTTTCGGCAAGGCCTTCGAAGTATTCTTCGTAAGCCTTTTCCATGATTGTGTCGAAATCCATATCACTCACCTGAGTTTCTTTCCAGCCAGCGACGGGCACCATTTTCGGTTTTAAACGTTTTGCTTTTGGTATACGTCATCGCGGTGAATGTGCCGTCCTGGTTGGGAAACACTCCGTACACCAGAGATTCGTTGTTGCCAAGATCGATAGTATCCATGTTGACCTCATTTCCCCTTAACGCCGGGGTAGCGGAACAAAAACCTGCTGCATAGTTATTAAAGTTGAACCCTGCCGTCATGTTCTTACGCCTCGGGCTGGCTACTTAACCCCTGACCACTGCCTGGTAACTCGAAGTATTGCCCTGCGTTCTGTGGGGCGGGGTGGGTTGGTGAAACAAAGAATGCACTTTTTAAGTTAGTGTGTCAACACTTATAAAGTTAGCTTTTTGGTGTAATCAAAAACCGCCTCAGTGTGAAGCGGTTCTGCAAAAAGAGGGGGAAGGTATTATTTGGGGAACTGGCGTCTGGCGTGCACGATACTCACAATTTCAATACTTGAAGTGGCTACACGGTAAAGAATTACATAATTAGGGTGAGCTACAATCTCACGCAAACCAGGCGCTCTGTCACTTGGTGGGTATAAATACGGATGTTCGGATAACGGCAGTACGCAACCTCTTAATCGCTGCCATAAACGCTCTGCCGCATCTATGTCGAAACGAGCAATATAACTAGTTATATCGTCTAGGTCGGTATCTGCGCTTTCAAGCCATATCACGGGTAACATTTACTGCTTACTCTGTTCCTTGCGCATTTTAGCGAAGCGTTCTGCCATTCTACGCTCAACTTCGTCATGGGGGATTGCTGGGCGCGGATCTGCAAGGCTTGCTGCTACTTTCGCGCGTAGCCATTCGTTGTAACTGTTTTCCTGTTCAATGGTTTCAAATTCAGAAACCATTGGTGAAAGGACTGTATTCATTCACATACCTCCTCTTATCGGTTACAGATATTACGCTCGACGCCCTTTCTGGGCAGCGAGCCACCTTTCGACTGTGCGATCCATTGACTCTTTTTTGTCTTTCATATCTTTTAGCATTTGTTCTTGATCTTCTTCTGGAAATGCTCCGAAAGTTTGAAGCAATTCTCTTTGTCTGGGACCTATTTTCATTGTGTCAGGCACTACGACTTGCTCTTCTTCGCTTGGTGGTAACATAAACCAATACGGAGGAAACCCCGTCACTTCAGAAAGCTTATCAAGATTAGCCGTTGATGGGCTTGTGATGCCATGAACCCACTTTTGGACCGATTGTTGGGCAACACCAATCCTGCGGGCTAGTTCTGCCTGCTTAAGTCCAGTTTTTTCCAGCACCAATTTTATTCGGTACGTGGTTATTTCAAGGGTAGTCATTCGCTTCATGCATTCATTTTACATAAAAAAAGTGTAATTAGCATAAACAGCTTAAAGGTGTTGATTGTCTAACTTTAAAAGTGTATAACTCATGGCAATTCATTGGAGTTAACGATATGCGTGAATGTTTAAAAAATAAAATTCATCAAAAAGGGTTATCCCAAGCAGGTATTGCTCGTTTGATTGGATTGCCGCAGCAGGTTGTGTCCCGATGGGCTAATGGGCATCAGGTTCCTGCATCAAGGGTTTTGCAACTATGTGAGATTATGGAGTGGACGATTACTCCCCATGAACTCCGACCAGACATATACCCTAACCCTACCGACGGTTTACCTGTTGGATGTAAGACTAACACACCAAATGCACCGGAGTTGATTCATGAAAATCAAGCATGAACACATCCGCATGGCGATGAATGCCTGGGCGCATCCGGACGGTGAAAAAGTTCCGGCAGCTGAAATAACCCGGGCTTATTTTGAGCTGGGTATGACATTCCCGGAACTGTATGACGACAGCCATCCGGAAGCCCTGGCTCGCAATACTCAGAAAATTTTCCGCTGGGTGGAGAAAGACACCCCTGATGCGGTTAAAAAAATTCAGGCGTTGTTACCAGCTATCGAAAAAGCAATGCCACCTCTGCTGGTGGCCCGAATGCGCAGCCATAGCTCAGCCTATTTTCGGGAACTAGTGGAGACGCGGGCACGACTGGTGAGAGACGCTGATGATTTTGTCGCAGTGGCGATCGCTGGTTTCAACCAGATGAATCGTGGTGGCCCTGCAGGAAATATTGTGGCTGTGCATTGACTCGCAATATTCATACCGGATCATTTCCGGCAATTTGTGAGTAAAAAGATTCGGTATCAAAAGAGGTGAGTATGGCTAACGCCTGGCTCAGATTATGGCATGACATGCCAAATGACCCTAAGTGGCGAACAATTGCCAGGGTGTCAGGGCAGCCAATTGCAACAGTGATGGCAGTGTATATCCACCTATTGGTAAGCGCGTCACGAAATGTCACGCGAGGTCACATTGATGTCACGACAGAAGATTTGGCAAGTGCGCTCGACGTGACAGAAGAGGTAATTGATTCAATTTTGCTGACGATGCAGGGGCGGGTACTTGATGGTGATTTAATCACTGGATGGGAAAAACGCCAGGTGCTGAAAGAGGACAACGGCAATATTTCGCAAACCGCAAAATCTCCTGCAGAGCGCAAGAGGGCGCAGCGAGAGAGGGAAAGAAAGCGGGAACAAAATGGCGATTGTCACGGCGCGTCACGAAATGTCACGCACATGTCACGACGAGTCACGACAGATAAAGATACAGATAAAGATACAGATCAAGAAGATCAAAACACTATGGTCCATGGCGTAAAAAACGCCACGAACCAGGCAGGGGATGTTCAGACCGTCAATCCTGGTCAGCCAGCAGGCACGAGACCGGAAGCCGATTCAGCGTATGCGCTGAAAGCCGATTCGGGCGCTGTGCAGCAGGTGATGACTGCAAGGCCGGAGCAATCACACCAACTGCAGCAGCCTGAAGTCGATTCCGCCATTCAGCGGGAAGCCGATCGGGTAGTCCCGGAAAACACCGGGCAGCCTGTGGGACGAGTGGATTATCCGGATGTGTTCGAACAGGTCTGGCGGGAATACCCGTTGCGTGCTGGGGCAAACCCGAAGAAATCCGCTTTCAGTGCTTGGAAGGCCAGATTACGCGAGGGGGTGTCACCAGAGGCCATGCTGGATGGCGTGAGGCGTTACGCAAGATACCTGGCGGCTACCGGGAAAACGGGAACGGAATTTGTTCAGCGAGCGACGACGTTTTTTGGACCGGACCGGAATTTTGAAAACCCCTGGCTGCTCCCGGTAAGCGGCACGAACAACCAGCGTTGTGTGAATCATATTTCTGAACCGGATACCGAAATTCCACCGGGCTTCAGGGGGTAAGTGTTTATTTCAGGTCATGAGGTAATTTTCAGGAGGACTTGTGGCAAAAGTATTTACACAAGAAGAGCGGGAAAAAATTAAGAGGCAGGTTGTTGAACTCGTGCGCCAGAGCGGGCGCGAGACGTTACGACAACTGGAAGCGAAAACAGGTGCGACAAGATATCTGATGAGTGTTCTCGCCAGAGAGCTGGTTGCCAGTGGCGATGTATACAATTCTGGCTACGGGTTATTCCCGTCTGAACAGGATCGTAAGGACTGGCAAAACGCCCGCAAAAAACTCTCAAGGGCAAAGCTGAAGAAAAAAACACCTGTGGTTGATCCGGACCTTATCTGGTCATTACCTGACGGAGAAATACGTCGCTACGACAGTCGCCTAAACATAATCTGTCGCGAGTGCCGGAAGAGCGAAGTTATGCAGCGCGTGCTGGCGTTTTATCAGGGGAATTTTCAGGAGGTGGTGCGGTGAGTGAATCAAAATGCAGGGTTAATGGCAATCAGATAGAACCATGTGCGGCACTGGCAAAATCCCTTGAGCATGATGCTGAATACACGACGCGAAAAGGTCTGCTGATATACAAAATCTGGAATGAGAGTTTAACTCGCGGCCCTGATTTGGTGATGTTGCGTTCCGGTGAATTTTCTAAATCACCAGTTCGGGTTTCATTTTGCCCGTTCTGTGGTGAAAGTCTGAAAACGTGGGAAGCGGAGGCGACCAGTGGGCAAAATTGAATATAAGGTACTGCGTAAGATAGCAAAACAGGCCACGCAGGGCGAATGGTGCGCATTTATTTCGTCGGGTACTGGTACGTATGCGGTGCATACGCCCGGTGATAAACGATGTGAAGACGTTATCAAATGGCCCGGCTTTGACGGACAGAAAAACGCAGAGAACAACGCTCGTTATATCGCAGCTTTCAACCCAGCAGTAGTGCAGGCACTACTGGATGAACTGGAAGCAGCCAAAAAGCGCATTGCAGAACTGGAAGCACGGGAAATAAAACCAGCCAAAGGTGAAGTTCTTGTCGTTGTATCTGGTTTTACTGGTTGCGGGAAAAGCGCCATTGCCGGGGAAATAGAAATTGCGATGAAAGCTATTGGTGTGCCGGTTCAATGGACTAATGGCGATGCAGAAAAGCGTATGACCGGCGCTGACTGGCTGACAGCGATTGAGATGTACAAACCAAATGTGCGCATCGTGGAAGTTAATGTGCCACGCGTCGCTGGCATTCGCATCAAAGGAGAGTGACGTGGAAATAAAACCAGAAGATGAGTTAAGTAATATTGTTTTATTTCCGGTAAAAGAGGATGACCCACGTAATCAGGTTAATTTTCTTTATGAGTCATCGGAAAGACCATATTGTCATCACGCCTCTGTTCGGGTTGACGAAAAAGAGCGTCAGGTCCGCTGTAAAATCTGCGGTGCAGTTGTGGAGCCGTTTGACTGGATGCTCTCTGTGGCGAAAAGAGAAACCAGACTGGCAGATGATGTAAGGCTATTGCGCCAGGAGGAACAGGAAAGGCGGAAAAATATAGAAAAGTTAATTCAGATTGAGCGTAACGCGAAAGCGCGGATACGCAGGGCGAAAAAAAACAGAACTGAATAATTAAATTTAGCACTGTAAATAATTTTAATCCTTAACCGGAGGGATTTCTGCACCCTCAGAACATCAGGAGGCCGCCCGAAAGGGCGGTAATGAAAAATGGCTGAATTAACCAAAGAGCAATTAATCGAAGAGGCCAAATTAAAAATAGCGATTACGAAATGTTACCCCCATTCAGGGATGGCACGGATAGAGGGTGAGTTATTCAAAATTGCACTGGCATCGCTGGAATCAGAGCCGGTGGCGTCATGCATTATTGAAGATGGGGGCATGTGTGTTGATGGATTCGGTGAGTATGTAGGTCACTCACTGCCTGATGGAAGCCACGACCTTTACACCGCCCCGCCAGCACCGGTAGTGCCTGAAGGGCTTGTTAAAGCGGTACGCTTTTATGAACAGGTAAAGTGTGAGAATCCGCCAGCTGAAACCGGAGCATGGAAAGACGCTGTTGACTGGGTACTCAAGGAGGCCTGCCAGGCTGTAAACATTGGCAACAAAGGAGAGTGATGTGCCTACATTATTCAGAAAAGAATATCCGCGAAAAAGTAGAGCGACAGAATTTTTGTTTCTCATTCTGTTTATCGTGTTGATGACACCGATATCCCCGCTAATTTTTGTCTGGGCAATCGGGAAAATAATTGAGCCAGTTATTGAATTGTATAACGACGTGGTATGGGCGTCGTTCAATACACTGCACAATAAAATTAATCCATATAAGGAAAACTGAAATGGCACTGACGAAAAAACAACGTGCAGAGCTGCGCATGAAGTTCGGCGGTCGCTGTGCTTATTGCGGCTGCGAACTTGGCGAAAAGTGGCATGCAGACCATGTAAAACCGGTCATTCGTTTTGCTGGAAATATGCTTCACCAGGAACGTGACGATATATCCAACATGGTTCCGGCATGCCACCCATGCAATCTGCACAAGCATTGCAGTAGTCTGGAAGATTATCGGCGAATTATCAGTGATGGTCGTCGTGAATTCCTTGCGTCCGGGAAAGGCAAAGCGCTGGTTCGTATGGGATTGGTTGAAATGAAATCTGACCCGGTTGTGTTCTGGTTTGAAAAATATCAAGAAGGGGCTACGGCATGACGACTTTTACCAGAGAGCAGTTAATAGCTCACGCAGAGGAGACTATTGAAGCACAGAGACTGTGCATACCGGGCACAATCGACCATGACATCATCCGCACATATAAGATGGATATTGCTGTTCTGGAAATCGCACTGGTATCGCTGGCAGCAGAGCCAGCCGGTAAATTGCATGAATACAAACCAGTGGGATATCAGCGTCTGGTCGATGAGTTAACCATGCTGGTAAAGCAGTTAACCTGGCAACTGAGGAAAGCGAAGCCAGACTGCAAATTACCGGATAAGGCGATGAGTTATCTGGAGCGGAACGGACTGATAAGCGTGGAGGATATTTTACGATGACCTGGCCTGAAGCATTAACAACGGTAGGAATTGCGATGGCGGTGGCGCTGGTGGTGTATTCGATTTGCCGCTGGGGATAAAAACGGTTTGCGGGAAAAGGAGAGTTAAGTAGAATTGCAGCGGGTGCTTGAGGCTATCTGTCTCAGGCATGAACACCAAAAGGCAGATAGAGAAAAGCCCCAGTTAACATTACGCGTCCGGCAAGACGCTTAACATTAATCTGAGGCTCAATCTATGAACGGCAAATCTAGGTTAGCCTCTTACGCGCCGAAAGGCAAGGAGAAGCAGGCTATGAAGCAGCAAAAGGCGATGTTAGTCGCCCTGATCGTCATCTGTATTACCGTCATTGTGACGGCACTGGTAACGAGGAAAGACCTCTGCGAGGTACGAATCCGAACCGGCCAGACGGAGGTCACTGTCTTCACAGCTTACGAACCTGAGGAGTAAGAGACCAGGCGGGGGAGAAATCCCTCGCCACCTCTGATGTGTCAGGCATCCTCAACGCACCCGCACTTAACCCGCTTCGGCGTTTTTTCCGTTGATTAACTCTAGTTATTAGAGAACCGAACTTTTATTGATGGGGCAGGGAGATGAAGAAACTTGTTTTAGTCGCAGGTGTAATGATTGCAACAGTAATGTTGGGAGGGTGTGCAGCAAAGGTCGATCCAGCGTTGAAAGCAGAAGCAATGAAGCCACTAACATGTAATGATGAAAAGCAATGTGACTTTTATTGGAAACGAGCGCAATTCTGGTTGGCTAATAATTCCTCATGGAAAATTCAAACGGCGACAGACACGCTAATTTCCACTTATAACCCTTCACCAAATAGCCCATTCCTCGCTTATCAAGTGAGTAAAATGCCAAATGAAGATGGATCCGCAAGAATTTTCATCAAGCCTTTTTGCGATAATATGTTTGGCTGTCAACCAAACCCCTATCAGGCAATTGTTTCCTTTAAAAACTTCGTTAAAACTGGGCAGTAATGTATAGCGGGACGGTAAATTATTAGTGAAAACGCTGTAAACCCTATGGATTGAGTCAGGATTTAATCCGATAATTATTCTATCGTTCCTTTACAAGTCCGGCATATTACCTTCAGTTTGTTTTAGCATACCCGCTTCGGCGGGTTTTGTTTTTTTCTGGCATTCTGGTTTACAATACGCACGCCAGCCTGAACAACTGGCACCTGCTGCGCCAGCAGAGACAACCGATGGCGCACAATACCAAACATCACAATTCTGATACCGACCTTGCCAGCAGGCACGGGCTGCGTTCTCACGCATTCAAATATGACTGGTATCAGCACGATCCCTGCACTGAAGAACAGGCCGAATGGCTGATTCATAACTACCGCAGACGTGGGTATGAGTTTAAGAAAGCCCTTAGCCTCGACTACCGTCACTGGATAATCTCAGTCAGACTCCCTTACTCCGAACGCCCACCGCGTTCATCCCGCACATACCAGCAACGGATCTGGAGGTAACGTGCGGGTATTACTTCGACCTGTTCCGGTGCCGGAACTCGGGCTGGTGGTCCTTAAGCCGGGCCGTGAATCCATGCAGGTATTTCATAATCCCCGGGTACTGGTGGAGCCGGAACCGAAAAGCATGCGCGGCCTGCCATCCGGAGTCGTCCCTGCCGTCCGCCAGCCGCTGGTGGAGGATAAATCATTACTGCCATTTTTCAGCAATGAGCGTGTGATTCGTGCTGCTGGCGGCGCTAGTGCACTGTCTGACTGGCTGTTGCTTCATGTCAAATCCTGCCAGTGGCCTCATGGTGACTATCATCACAGTGAAATCGTCATACATCGTTATGGTACCGGCGCGATGGTGTTGTGCTGGCACTGCGACAACCAGTTGCGTGACCAGACATCCGAATCGGGAGAGCAGACAGCCACCAGCATACTGAAGCAGCGCACAAAAAATATTGCGCTACCACCTCACGTCCACCAGCAACAGAACCCACCACAGGAAAAGACGGTGGTCAGCATTGCCGTTGATCCGGAATCTCCGGCTCAGTATCTCCAGCGCCAGAAACCACAACGGGAAGAGATGCCTGTATACACGCGCTGGGTAAAAACGCAGAAATGCATGACGTGCGGTAATCAGGCAGATGATCCGCATCACATCATTGGTCATGGACTGGGAGGGATGGGAACAAAGGCTGATGATTTGCTTGTTATTCCGCTGTGCCGTAAATGTCATAACGAACTGCACGCCGGGGTAAAAGATTTTGAAGAAAAACACGGCAGCCAGCTGTTGTTGCTGATTCGTTTTTTAATGCACGCGAGAAATTCGGGTGTCCTGAAGTGGAAAGCATGAATGACTGAACGCATAGAATTTGTTTTGCCTTACCCGCCGACGGTGAACACCTACTGGCGACGTCGTGGCAGCACATATTTTGTATCAAAAGCCGGTGAGCGTTATCGCCGGGATGTGGCACTTATTGTTCGCCAGCAGCGACTGAAATTAAACCTGTCCGGAAGGCTGGCGATAAAGATTATTGCAGAGCCACCGGATAAGCGCCGTCGTGACCTGGACAATATTCTGAAAGCTCCACTGGATGCACTGACGCATGCGGGATTACTCATAGACGACGAGCAGTTTGATGAAATTAATATTGTGCGCGGTCAGCTCGTTCCAGGTGGGCGGCTGGGCGTGAAGATTTACGAAATAATGCATGACGGGCAGGTCCAAAAATGAAACTGGAAGATTTACCGAAATACTATTCTCCAAAATCGCCAGGCCTGACTGATGCGCCCATCTCGACGTCAAAAGATGCGCTGAGTATCACTGATGTAATGGCTGCGCAGGGTATGACACAGAACCGGGCTGAGATGGGATTTTCCGCGTTCCTGGGAAAAATGGGCATTAGTATGAATGACAGGATGCGGGCAACAGAATTACTGGCAGATTATGCATTAAGTCGGTGCGATCGCGTCGCGGCGTTAAGGAAACTCCCGGCAGAAATAAAACCGGCAGTGATGCGCATTATGGCTTCGTATGCTTTTGAGGATTATGCCCGTAGTGCAGCGAGCAAAAAGCAGTGTCCTTGTTGCCGTGGGGAAAAATTTATTGAAAGCGAAGTTTTTACAAACAAGGTTCAGTATCCGGATGGTAAGCCGCCAGTATGGGCAAAGTGTACAAAAGGCGTGTATCCGTCTTACTGGGAAGAATGGAAAAAAATCCGGGAGGTGGTGAAGGTTTCCTGTCCTGAATGTAAAGGGAAGGGAGAGATTTCGACTGCCTGTAAAGACTGCCGTGGGCGTGGTGTTGCCATTCATCGAGAAGAGTCGGAAAAACGGGGGATGCCTGTAATCAGGAACTGCCAGCGTTGTAGCGGTCGGGGCTATGAAAGGCTGCCATCAACGGAGGCATTTAATGCCATATGCAAAGTGACGAGTGCTATCACGCTTGATACGTGGAAAAAATCAGTGAAACGCTTTTACGATACGTTGGTGGTTCGGTTTGACATTGAAGAGGCATGGGCGGAGCGGCAGTTAAAGAGGGTAACGCGATAGTGTTGTTGATTTTTCCCGAATCTGTGGTAAGCTCGCCCTAACGATTGGCGTTTTATGCCTGACGTTAGAAGAATCTTTACAGTCCGCCATCGCGCGGGTTTTTTATATCTGAAAAGCGGTGCATAACGTTAAACGTGATGGCGATTGTGCAATGAGTTTCTCCTGCTCTTAAGTCTCTTGACTGCATGGAATCTCTTTTGTTATGTGATGTGAGCTGATGTTTTAAAATTGTTAAAGAGATGGATATGGATGACAGCACTTTGCTGAGAAACTCTTCACTTTTTATTGCTTATATGGGCTGTCTTGGATGGGGAAGCGCTTATTTCTATGGATGGGGGACTTCCTTTTACTATGGCTTTCCATGGTGGGTCGTCGGGGCAGGCGTTGATGATGTGGCCCGAAGTTTGTTTTATGCTGTGAGCGTTATCGTTATATTCCTTACTGGATGGGGAGTAGGTATTGTTTTCTTTTTAAGCATAAAACAAAAAAACAATATACAGAATTTGAGTTTTATCAGACTTTTTCTGGCAATATTGCTGCTTTTTATTCCACCTGTTCTGGAGTTTTCGGTAATTCATCAGCACGTTGAGCCAGATGTGCTGTTTTTTTGTGTTATTGCCGCCTTTACAATTACGCTTTTTATCAGATCAGGAAGAAGACTTATTTCAGTCAAATGTTTTTCGGAAGTGTCTTTTATTCGCCATCACCGAATTGAGTTTATTATGGCTGGGTTCATGGTTTATTTCTGGACATTCTCTCTTATTGCCGGTTGGTACAAACCCCAGTTTAAGAGGGAATATCAGACGATCCACTATGAGAATACTTGGTATTACGTTCTTGCACGCTATGATGATCGTCTGGTTTTATCGAAATCGTACAGTAATGGGAGTTCTGCATTCGTTATACTTAATAGCGGGCAGACTGATGACTTTGAAATTAATGTAGTCAGAGTGCGTTAATATTGCCTGAGTAACTTTCTGTTGACTGTTCAGATTCTTTTACCATGTAGGCCAGGATGCAGGATTTAATCAGGAGAGGGTATTGCAGAGCTAAGCTGGCATAAGTATTCTTCCGCATACGGACCTTTGGCTCATTGGTTAGAGCGACTCATAATCGCCAGGTCGTCGGTTCAAATCCAGCAAGGGCCACCAACCGCCACTAGCTCATCAGGAAAGAGCATCAACCCTTTAAGTTGAGTGTGCGAGGTTCGAGTCCCCGGTGGCGGTCCAGTGTCGACTTAGCTCAGTAGGTAGAGCAACTGACTTGTAATCAGTAGGTCACCAGTTCGATTCCGGTAGTCGGCACCATATGCGGGCATCGTATAATGGCTATTACCTCAGCCTTCCAAGCTGATGATGCGGGTTCGATTCCCGCTGCCCGCTCCAGTTAGAGTCTTTCAGTCTGCGATGATGGGAAATCCCGGAGTGACTGAAAGACGTTTAAGTTATGAATGATCGCTTTTTTTTGCAAAATTGCTGTGCAGAAATACTAACCTTCGGGCAGGCGATCATTCATAAGCACTCTGCTTTTATTCCGATTAACTGTGAGTGGTTTGTTGGATAGAGTGCTTTCCTTACTGTATATATCGTTTCGCCCGCTTTTGCGGTTTTTTCTTTTCAAATCCCTTTCATTTCTCAGTGTAAAACTACGCCATCCGTTATTTGCGGAGGTGAGGCTATGAAATCCATGGACAAAATTTCAACGGGCATTGCCTACGGCACCTCCGCAGGCAGTGCTGGCTACTGGTTTTTACAGTGGCTTGATCAGGTCAGTCCGTCACAGTGGGCTGCGATTGGTGTACTGGGGAGTCTGGTTCTGGGCTTCCTGACTTATCTGACAAATCTGTACTTCAAAATCAGAGAAGACAAGCGTAAGGCTGCACGGGGAGAGTAATTCAATGACTCAAAACTATGAAGTGATTGTGAAAGGGATCCGCAATTTTGAGAATAAAGTTACGGTAACTTTAGCGTTACGGGACAAAAAACGCTTTGACGGTGAAATTTTTGACCTGGACATCTCGCTGGACCGTGTTGAAGGTGCCGCGCTGGAGTTTTATGAGGCAGCAGCCAGAAGGAGCATCAGACAGGTCTTCCTGGATGTTGCTGCCGGGTTATGTGAAGGGGACGAGCTGTTGCCACAAACGCGCCCCTGTTCAGAGGCGCGGTATACCATAAAAATTAACAGTTCTGATAACTCGATTACGGGTTGTTAGCTTTTTGCAGTTGGCTTTCCAGTATCTTTCATTGGTAGCATCCTGATAAATATCCATGAGCGCAAAAATCAAATACGGCCTGTCAGCTGCTGTTCTGGCGCTGATTGCTGCAGGCGCGTCTGCTCCTCAAATACTTGACCAGTTTCTGGATGAAAAAGAGGGTAACCACACTACGGCATACCGCGATGGTTCCGGCATATGGACCATCTGCCGCGGTGCAACGATGGTGGACGGTAAGCCAGTCGTACCAGGAATGAAACTGTCGAAGGAAAAATGCGCTCAGGTTAATGCCATTGAGCGTGATAAGGCGCTGGCATGGGTGGAGCGCAATATAAAAGTTCCACTGACCGAGCCACAGAAAGCCGGTATCGCATCATTCTGTCCCTATAACATTGGCCCCGGTAAGTGTTTCCCGTCGACGTTTTATAAGCGGCTGAATGCCGGTGATCGTAAGGGCGCATGCGAGGCGATTCGCTGGTGGATAAAAGATGGTGGGCGCGATTGCCGCATACGTTCAAATAACTGCTATGGACAGGTTATTCGTCGTGACCAGGAAAGCGCGTTAGCCTGTTGGGGGATAGATCAGTGAGCAGAGTCGCCGCGATTATTTATGCTCTGGTTATTTGCATCATCGTCTGCCTGTCGTGGGCGGTCAATCATTACCGTGATAACGCCATCGCCTACAAAGAACAGCGTGATAAAAAAGTCAGTGAGCTGAAGCAGGCGATCGCCACCATCGCTGACATGCAGCAGCGTCAGCGTGATGTTGCTGCGCTCGATGCAAAGTACTCGAGAGAATTAGCCAATGCGAAAGCTGAAAATGAAACTCTGCGCGCTGATGTTGCCGCTGGTCGTCGTCGGTTGCACATCAAAGCAGTCTGTCAGTCAGTGCGTGAAGCCACCACCGCCTCCGGCGTGGATAATGCAACCAGCCCCCGACTGGCAGACACCGCTGAACGGGATTATTTCACCCTCAGAGAGCGGCTGATGACGATGCAGATGCAACTGGAAGGGGCACAGGAGTATATCCGCACTCAGTGCATTAAGTAGCCTTTTTATCGTGGTAAACATTTCGCAGGGTATGAGGTATTTATGCCATCACGAATCCCACGCGCCTGCCGTAAGCGTGGATGTGCAGGTACAACCACAGACAGTTCTGGTTACTGCGATAAACATCGTGGCGAAGGATGGGTACAGCATCAACGCGGACTGAGCCGCCACCAGCGTGGCTATGGCTCGAAATGGGATGCCATACGTGCGCGCATACTGAAGCGTGATAATCATCTGTGTCAGAACTGCCTGCGCAATGGGAGAGCCGTTGAAGCCAGAACTGTGGACCACATCATTCCGAAAGCTCATGGTGGCACGGATGCAGACAGTAACCTGCAGAGTCTGTGCTGGCCCTGTCATAAAGCAAAAACAGCGCGCGAACGCATCAATTGATAACAGCTCCCATCTGCAGGGGAGGGGCGGGTCAAATCTCTGCAACCCTGGCTGTTCAGTACCGCCGCCTGACCCTTCCTCACATCGCCGCAGGTTCGAAAACTTTTTTTTGGAAATGTGAACAAACGATTGATAGGTAAGACCGATTATGTCAGGACCTCCGAAAACCCCGCCACGCCTGCATTTGATTCGAGGCAACCCCTCAAAGCGCCCCGTTAAAGACCACAAAAAAACCGCTAAAAAGGATGAAAAAGGTCTTCCTAAAATTCCGCAGCATTTAGGGGCTCAGGGGAAGTACTGGTTCAGGCGAATGGCGGAAGAGCTGAATGCGGAAGGGATCATTTCTCAGCTTGATGCGCGTGCGCTCGAGTTGCTGGTGGAAGCCTACACCGAATATCGGCATCACTGCGAAACACTCGATGTTGAGGGGTATACCTACCGCACGGAAACGCAGAGCGGTGATGTACTGATTAAGGCGCACCCCGCGGCGGCAATGAAAGCGGATGCCTGGAAGCGGATCCGGGCAATGCTTGCAGAGTTTGGTATGTCACCGGCAAGCCGGGCTAAAGTAAATATCGCCGGACCGGATGATGTTGATCCGCTGGCGGAGCTTTTAAAAGCGAGAGACTGATGGCAAAAGTGGCTGACGGGATCCGCTACGCCGAACGTGTTGTTGCAGGAGAAATTGTTGCTGGCGAATTTGTCCGCCTGGCCTGCCAGCGTTTTCTTGATGATCTGAAGTACGGCGAAGAGCGGGGGATTTATTTCAGTGAACCCCGTGCGCAGCACATCCTGAATTTCTACAAATTTGTGCCTCATGTAAAAGGGGCGCTGGCAGGCCAGCCCATTGAGTTGATGGACTGGCATGTATTTATCCTCATTAATATTTTTGGTTTTGTCATTCCGCTGGTCAATGAAGAGACCGGGGAAGTTGTCATGCGCAGCGATGGCAGCGGACGTCCGGTGATGGTGCGCCGGTTCCGGACGGCGTACAACGAAGTCGCCCGTAAAAACGCAAAATCAACTCTGTCATCGGGTATCGGCCTGTATATGACGGGGGCAGATGGTGAAGGCGGTGCTGAGGTGTATTCAGCCGCCACCACGCGTGACCAGGCCAGAATTGTGTTTGAAGACGCCAAAAATATGGTCAGAAAAGCCCGGTCGACACTCGGGCGGTTGTTTGATTTCAACAAGCTGGCGATTTACCAGGAGCAGAGCGCATCAAAATTTGAACCGCTTTCCTCGGATGCAAACAACCTGGATGGTCTGAACATCCACTGCGCCATTATTGATGAGCTGCATGCACATAAAACCCGTGACGTGTGGGACGTTCTGGAAACGGCAACCGGTGCCCGCCTGCAGTCCCTGTTATTTGGTATCACCACGGCAGGGTTTAACAAGGAAGGGATTTGTTACGAGCAGCGTGATTACGCCATCAAGGTATTGCGTGGCTATAACAGCGATGTGGAGGGCGCTGTAAAAGACGACTCCTACTTTGCGATTATTTACACCCTCGATGAGGGAGATGATCCGTTTGATGAAACGGTCTGGCAGAAAGCGAATCCCGGCCTGGGCATCTGTAAACGCTGGGATGATCTGCGTCGCCTGGCGAAAAAAGCGAAAGAACAGGTCTCTGCGCGGGTGAATTTTTTTACCAAACACATGAATGTGTGGGTAACAGCAGAGTCTGCCTGGATGGACATGATTAAGTGGGAGAAGTGCGAATACATTGCCCCACGACATGAGCTGAAAACGTATCCCATGTGGGTCGGCGTTGACCTTGCTCATAAGATTGATATCTGTGCGGCGGCAAAACTCTGGCGAACGGATAACGGGCATGCTCATGCCGATTTTAAATTCTGGCTTCCGGAAGGACGGCTGGAACGATGCTCGCGGCAGCAGGCAGAACTTTACCGGAAGTGGGCGGAGATGGATAAGCTGATTCTGACGGATGGTGATGTTATCGATCATGCTCAGATAAAAAGTGACTTACTGGAATGGATTGGTGGTGAAAACCTCAGGGAACTGGGATTTGACCCGTGGAGCGCGATGCAGTTCAGCCTGGCACTGGCTGAAGAAGGGATACCGCTGGTGGAGGTTCCGCAGACGGTTCGCAATCTGTCAGAGGCCATGAAGGAAACGGAATCACTGGTCTATGCCGGGCGTTTCCATCACAGCAATCATCCGGTCATGAACTGGATGATGTCTAACGTTACGGTAAAACCGGACAAAAACGACAATATCTTCCCGAATAAATCCACGCTGGAAGCCAAAATCGACGGCCCTGTTGCGATGTTTACAGCAATGAGCCGGATGCTGGTCAATGGTGGTGAACCGGAGCTGGATCTGTCTGAACATCTGGTCAGCGTGGGCATCCGTTCGCTTTAACCGAGGTCATTATGTTTCTGATAATTCTCGCGCCACTGGTGGGCGTGCTGGGTGCGCTTTTGCTGGCGTATGGTGCCTGGCTGATTTATCCCCCGGCGGGTTTTGTTGTTGCCGGGGTGCTGTGCCTGTTCTGGTCGTGGCTGGTGGCGCGATATCTCGACCGTACACAGCCGTCTGTCGGCGGAGGTAAATAGTGTTCTTTTCGGGATTATTTCAACGAAAAAGTGACGTGCCGGTGACCACGCCAGCAGAGCTGGCGGATGCCATCGGGTTGTCTTACGACACCTATACCGGAAAGCAGATCAGCAGTCAGCGGGCCATGCGACTGACGGCGGTTTTTTCCTGCGTCAGGGTGCTGGCAGAGTCGGTCGGGATGTTGCCCTGCAATCTGTATCACCTGAACGGCAGCCTGAAACAGAGAGCCACCGGCGAACGTCTACATAAGCTGATTTCCACGCATCCCAATGGCTATATGACGCCGCAGGAGTTTTGGGAGCTGGTGGTCACCTGTCTGTGCCTGCGGGGAAACTTTTACGCCTACAAAGTGAAAGCATTTGGCGAAGTGGCTGAACTGCTGCCCGTCGATCCCGGCTGTGTGGTACCGAAGCTTAACAGTCGCTGGGAGCCGGTCTATCAGGTCACATTCCCGGACGGCTCCACGGATGTGCTGAGCCAGGAAGATATCTGGCATGTGCGCACGCTGACGCTGGACGGGCTGGTGGGGCTGAATCCCATCGCCTATGCCCGCGAGGCAATATCGCTGGCGGCAGCGACCGAAGAGCACGGGGCCAGACTGTTCAGCAATGGTGCGGTGACGTCGGGTGTGTTGCGTACAGAGCAGACGCTGTCAGATCAGGCTTACGAGCGCCTGAAGAAAGATTTTGAGGAGCGTCACACCGGGCTTGGCAATGCTCACCGCCCGATGATCCTTGAGATGGGGCTGGACTGGAAGTCGATGGCGCTGAACGCCGAGGACAGCCAGTTCCTGGAAACCCGCAAGTTTCAGCTTGAAGAAATCTGTCGTCTGTTCCGGGTGCCATTGCACATGGTGCAGAACACCGATCGCGCCACCTTCAACAATATCGAAGAGCTGGGGCTGGGATTTATCAACTATTCACTGGTGCCGTATCTGACCCGCATCGAACAGCGGATCAACACCGGACTGGTACGAAAAAGTAAGCAGGGCGTTTATTACGCCAAATTTAACGCCGGGGCGTTACTGCGCGGGGATATGAAGTCCCGTTTTGAAGCCTACGCCACCGGGATTAACTGGGGAATTTACTCTCCCAATGACTGCCGCGACCTGGAAGATATGAATCCGCGTCCCGGTGGTGATGTCTATCTCACACCGATGAACATGACCACGAAACCCTCTGATGGCAGTAAAGCCGGTAAGCATAAGGATAACGCCAATGCAGACGAAACAACGTCTTGATGTACCGCTGAGTCTGAAATCTGTCAGTGACTCCGGTGAGTTTGAAGGGTATGGCTCCGTCTTTGGTGTAAAGGACAGCCACGATGATGTGGTGATGTCCGGGGCATTTGCTGCTTCCCTGCGGGCGTGGAGTGACAGAAAAGCGTTACCTGCGCTGCTCTGGCAGCACCGCATGGATGAACCCATCGGTGTTTACACCGAAATGAAGGAAGACGATGTCGGGCTTTACGTCAGGGGACGGTTGCTTATTGATGATGATCCCCTCGCAAAACGCGCACATGCACACATGAAGGCCGGTTCGTTAACCGGCCTTTCTATTGGGTACGTCCTGAAAGACTGGGAATACGACCGGAGCAAAGAAGCCTTTCTGCTGAAAGAAATCGACCTCTGGGAAGTCAGTCTGGTGACGTTCCCGTCTAACGACGAGGCGCGGATCAGCGACGTCAAGAACGCACTGGCCCGCGGTGAAATCCCCGAACAGAAAAAAATCGAAAGAGTCCTGCGTGATGTCGGACTCTCCCGTACCCAGGCCAAAGCATTCATGGCCGGGGGCTATGGCGCACTGTCCCTGCGCGACGCTGAGGATGTGGGCTCTGCACTGAATGCACTGAAAAATCTGAACTTCTAATCAGGAGAAATACGATGGCGGTTGATATTAAAGATGTGGAACAGGTCGCGCAGGAGCTGCAGCAGAAGTTTGACGACTTCAAGGCAAAGAACGACAAGCGCGTGGATGCGATTGAGCAGGAAAAAGGCAAACTTGCCGGACAGGTGGAAACCCTGAACGGGAAACTCAGCGAGCTGGAAAATCTCAAAAGCGACCTTGAAAAAGAGCTGCTTGAGCTGAAACGTCCGGCAGGTGGTGCGCAAAATAAACTGGCCACAGAGCACAAAGAGGCGTTTGTGGGCTTCCTGCGTAAAGGCCGTGAAGACGGTCTGCGCGATCTGGAGCGCAAGGCATTGCAGGTGGGCACCGATGAAGACGGTGGCTATGCCGTGCCGGAAGCACTGGATCGCAACATTCTCACCCTGCTGAAAGATGAAGTGGTGATGCGCCAGGAAGCCACGGTGATCACCGTTGGCGGTTCCGACTACAAAAAACTGGTGAATCTGGGCGGCACGGCTTCCGGATGGGTTGGCGAGACTGATGTACGCTCCCAGACCGCCACCTCAAAACTGGGACTGATTGAACCTTTCATGGGGGAAATCTACGGCAACCCGCAGGCTACCCAGAAAATGCTGGACGATGCCTTCTTCAACGTGGAGGCCTGGATCAACAGCGAGCTGGCAACCGAATTTGCCGAACAGGAAGAAATTGCCTTTACCTCAGGCGATGGCACCAAGAAGCCGAAAGGGTTCCTGGCGTATGAATCCACTGATGAAACCGATAAGGTCCGGGCGTTCGGCAAACTTCAGCATATTGTATCCGGCGAAGCGACTGCGGTGACCGCAGACGCCATTATCAAACTGATTTACACGCTGCGTAAGGCACACCGCACTGGCGCGAAGTTCATGATGAACAACAACAGCCTGTTTGCCATCCGTCTGCTGAAAGACAGCGAGGGTAACTATCTGTGGCGTCCGGGGCTGGAGCTGGGGCAGCCGTCCTCTCTGGCGGGTTACGGTATCGCTGAAAACGAACAGATGCCGGATATCGCAGCTGATGCGAAAGCCATTGCATTTGGTAACTTCAAACGGGGTTACACCATCGTTGACCGTATCGGCACCCGCATTCTGCGTGACCCGTACACCAATAAACCGTTTGTCGGTTTTTATACCACCAAGCGCACCGGCGGGATGCTGCTCGATTCGCAGGCCATCAAACTGCTGAAGATTGCAGAGGCGTAATCATTCATGGGGCGCAGAAGTGCGCCCCTGTTCTGACAGGTGAAAGAATCATGATCCTGAAACAAGATCTGAAATGGTCACCGGACGGTATGCGTGTTGAGATTATTCGGGCCGGTGAGTATGAAGATAAAGAATTACCCGAACGGGTACGCGAAATTGCCACTGCAGCTGGGATTGTCTCTGATAAGAGAACACCTGTTGCGCGGGGGGCTGATAAGTCTAAAAAACAGCATTCATAGAGGTTGCCCAAATGATGCCCACTCTGGAAGAGCTTCGTGTTCAGTGCCGGATTGATGATGACAATGAACAGGAGAATTCTCTTCTTATGATGTATCTGGCTGCTGCCAGGGAAGAGGCTGAAAAGTTTTTAAACCGGACGCTTTACGATGAAACTGTTTCTGAGCAGGATACGACCGGGCTTGTAATAACACCTCTGATAAAACTGCGTCTTATGCAACTGGTTGGCTACTGGTACGAGAACAGGGAAATGCAGGATGCAGTGCCTGATTTTTTCTATACCGGACTGCGGATGTATCGATTTCATCCCGGAACATAGGAGGATTCATGCAGGCAGGAAGATTACGTGATCGTGTGGTTATTCTGAATGCCACCACCGTTCGGTCTCCGTCAGGGCACCCTGTGGAAACAATGACGGAGGGGGCAACCATATGGGCAGAAGTTAAGGGGATCAGTGGCAGGGAGAGAATATCCGGAGGCGCAGAAACTGCTCAGGCTACAGTGAGGGTCTGGATGAGATTCCGGCGAGATGTAACAGCAACTTCATGTCTGAAAGTGCTGACTGGTGCATTCAAAGGCGCGATTCTGAGTATAGACGGTCCGCCGATACCGGATGCTCGTGCCACACGGCTTGAGATACTCTGTTCTCAGAAGGGGAATGTGTGATGGATTTCAGTCTTGATTTTTCAGGTCTGGCGGATATTGCACGGGATCTGGAGACGCTCAGCAGGGCAGAAAACAATAAGGTACTGCGCGATGCCACCCGTGCCGGTGCTGAAGTTATGCGGGATGCAGTTGTTGAACGTGCGCCGGAGCGAACCGGGAAACTGAAGAAAAATGTGGTTGTTCTCACTCAGCGTTCAAAGCGTCGGGGGGAAATTATCTCGGGTGTCCACATTCGTGGACGGAACCTGCGAACCGGAAACAGTGATAACAGCATGAAAGCCAGTGATCCCCGAAATGCGTTTTACTGGCGCTTTGTGGAGCTGGGAACGATAAACATGCCCGCGCATCCGTTCATTCGCCCGGCTTTCGATACGACAGAGGAACTGGCAGCACAGATTGCCATACAGCGAATGAATCAGGCTATTGATGAGGTCTTAAGTAAATGAGAGAGACCACACTGTATTCCCTGCTGTCTCAACTGGCCGGAGAACAGGTTTATCCTTATGTGGTCCCGCTGACGGAGGGAAAGCCTGCGGTATCTCCGCCATGGCTGGTATTTTCTGTGGTGTCTGACACTGCGTCTGATGTGCTTGATGGTCAGGCTGAATCCAGAATTACCGTGCAGATCGATGTCTGGGCAACAGTACCTGATGACGCAGATGATATCCGTGAGCAGGCGCTTGATGCGGTAAGGCAACTTGCACCCTCCGTTATTTCTAAAACTCAGGGTTATGATCCTGATTCCCGTCTGAGCAGAGCCACGCTTGAATTTCAGGTAATAGCCTGAGGTCGTTAATGATTTTACCCACCCGCCGCTGGCGGGTTTTTTATTTTCAGGAGACGAGTATGTCCTCTAATTTTGAGCGTTCGCAACTGACGAAAATTATGATTTCGTCTGCACCGGTAACAGCAGAAACCCTGGATTCTGCCAGCTATCTTGGCCTGAGCTGTACAATCAAAGAGGTGCAGTTTACCGCAGGACAAAAGCAGGATATTGATGTCACCACGCTGTGTTCTGTTGAGCAGGAAAATATTAACGGCCTTGGTGCCGCGTCAGAGATTTCCATGTCAGGCAACTTTTACCTCAATGCTGCCCAGAACGCGTTGCGCAGTGCCTATGACAATGACACCACGTATGGCTTTAAAGTTATTTTTCCGTCAGGCAACGGATTTACCTTTATGGCAGAGGTGCGTCAGCATACCTGGTCTGCAGGAACTAATGGTGTTGTGGCTGCAACGTTTTCCCTGCGCCTGAAAGGTAAACCTGTGCTGACGACAGAGCCGCTGAAAGTGAAGGTCGATTTAAACAGCACGCTGCAGGTTTCTGCCGGAGCGAAACTCGAAATGGTGGTTGAGGCTGCCGGTGGTGTGCCGCCTTATTCTTATGTCTGGAAGAAAGGTAGTTCTCCTGTTTCCGGACAGACGGCGGCAACGTTCAGTAAGGCATCAGCAGCATCCGGTGATGCCGGTGCGTATACCTGCGAGATTTCTGATTCAGCAAGCCCTGTTAACAAGGTGACCTCCACTTCCTGCACTGTTACCGTCAGTTAATGAGGATAGATGTGATGACTAAAAATATCCGCAATCTGGCACTGGCAACGATGTCGGGGTTTCGCCATAAAACTGTTGATGTGCCTGAATGGGAAGGGGCAACGGTTGTATTACGGGAACCTTCTGCAGAAGCCTGGTTGCGCTGGCAGGAGATCGTTAAAGCAAAAGATGATGAGACACCGTTATCCGTTGCGGAGCGCGCCCGCCGAAATCTGGAGGCAGATGTTGAACTGTTCATTGATGTTCTGTGTGATACCGGACTGCAACCTGTATTTTCAGAGGATGATCGTGAACAGGTGATTGCCGTGTATGGCCCGGTGCATGCGCGGCTTCTTCGGCAGTCTCTGGAACTGATCAGTGATGCCGGCGAGGTTAAAAAAAAGTAGCGCTTCCGGGGATGCGTTTTCTGATGATGCTGGCGCTCAGGATGGGGCGCACATTGTCAGAGTTACGCCGGGAAATGTCCGCATCAGAAATCATGATGTGGGCAGAATTTGACAGGTTCAGCCCGCTGGGTGACGAGCGGGCTGATATCCGGGCTGCCCAGATAGTTTCTGCGGTTTACGGTGCGCAGGGTGTCAAAGTCCCACTGAATGATGCGCTTCTTCAGTGGGAACAAGAGCAGACAGAAGGCGTCTCAGATCCATTTGCCGGACTGGAAAACGCGCTTTTAATAGTGTCTCAGTGAGTCAACATAACCGCTTCGGCGGTTTTTTTCGTCCGGAGAATGAGTGTGGCGACATTACGTGAACTGATTATTAAAATCTCGGCAAATTCCCGGTCATTCCAGTCAGAGATCTCCCGGGCTTCGCGTATGGGGCAGGATTACTACCGTACCATGCAGAACGGAGGCCGGCAGTCCGCTGCTGCATCCCGTGAAATGCGGCGTGCACTGGCAGAAGTGACGGATCAGATAAATACAGCTAAATCTTCGGCACTGAATATGGCGGGGGCATTTGCCGGAGCTTTTGCTACCGGTCATCTTATTTCTCTCGCCGATGAGTGGAATTCAGTAAATGCCCGTCTGAAGCAGGCTTCACAGTCCAGTGATGATTTTCAGGTATCACAACGTGAATTAATGGCAATCAGCCAGAGAACGGGAACGGCGTTTTCTGATAACGCCAGCCTTTTTGCCCGCTCTGCAGCTTCCATGCGGGAGTATGGCTACAGTTCTGAGGAGGTACTGAAAGTCACCGAGGCGATCTCCACGGGCCTGAAATTATCCGGTGCCAGTACAGCAGAAGCCAGTTCGGTGATCACGCAGTTCAGTCAGGCACTGGCGCAGGGAGTGCTGCGCGGTGAAGAATTTAACTCTGTGAATGAGAACGGCGATCGTGTTATTCGTGCGCTGGCTGCGGGAATGGGTGTTGCCCGTAAGGATCTGAAGGCCATGGCGGATAACGGAAAACTGACCGCCGATAAGGTTGTTCCTGCACTGATTAGTCAGCTTGGGGCGTTGCGTGATGAATATGCAGCAATGCCTGATACTGTTTCATCCTCTGCAACCAAAGTTGAAAACGCCTTTATGGCCTGGGTTGGTGGTGCGAACGAGGCAAGCGGAGTGACAAAGACACTCACCGGGGTGTTGAATGGTGTTGCAGACAATATTGATACCGTGGCTGCTGCAGCTGGCGCACTGGTTGCCGTCGGGGTAGCCCGATATTTTGGCAATATGGCGTCGTCTGCTGGATCTGCAACTGCCGGATTAATTACTGCAGCCAGAAACGAAGTGGCTCTTGCTGAAGCGCAACTTCGGGGGACACAGATAGCAACCGCCAGGGCGCGTGGGGCGGTTTATCGTGCGCAACAGGCGGTTGTTGCTGCTCGCGGTACCGAAAGGCAGGCCGCAGCAGAAGCGAAGCTGACAGCTGCCCAAGCGTCACTTACCCGTAATATTGCGGCCAGAACAGCGGCACAGACAACGCTGAATACTGTCACGTCAGTGGGGAGTCGTCTGTTAAGTGGTGCGCTGGGGTTGGTTGGTGGTGTGCCGGGACTCGTCATGCTGGGGGCGACGGCCTGGTACACGATGTATCAGAATCAGGAGCAGGCCAGAGAATCTGCACGCCAGTATGCCGCAACAATCGACGAAATTCGCCAGAAAACGTCGGCAATGTCGCTTCCTGAAGCGTCAGATAATGAGGAAAAGACGCGGCAGGCACTTGATGAGCAAAACAGGTTAATTGACGAGCAGAAAAGTAAGATTAAATCCTTACAGGAAAAAATTGCTGGCTATCAGTATGTGCTGGCAAACCCGGGCTGGACAACCGATAACGGTTTTATGATTAACCACATGACGTCGGTAAAAACTGTCACAGAAGGGCTTGCAGAAGCAACAAATCAACTGGCAGTTGAACAGTCCCGTCTCACACAAATGCAGGGCAAAGCGCAATCCATTCAGGATGTGCTTGCCGGGCTGGAGGAGCGACGGGTGGCGTTGATCCGTCAACAGGCCGCGGAACAAAACAAAGCGTATCAGTCCCTGTTGATCATGAATGGGCAGCATACCGAGTTTAATCGCCTTCTCGGGCTTGGTAATGAATTACTTCAGCAGCGACAGGGGCTGGTGAATGTACCGTTACGGCTGCCACAGGCCACCCTGGATGATAAACAGCAGACCGCACTGAATAACAGCGAGCGCGAACTGGCTCTGTCCCGCCTGAAGGGGGAAGCCCGTGAGCGTGCCCGACTGGGTTATGCTGCGGATGATCTCGGCTTTGTGGGAGAGGCGTATCAGACAGCCAGACAGAATTATATCAATAACTCACTGGATGCCTGGCGAAATAACCAGGCAAATAAACCCAAAGCGCATAAAAAGACCGAAGCGGAAAAAACAGAAGATATTTATAAACGGCTGATTAAACAGCAAAAAGAACAAATAGCACTGGCAGGTCAGAATACTGAACTGGCTAAGATGAAATATCAGGTCAGTCAGGGCGAATTATCAACCCTGTCAGAAGCGCAGAAAAAAACGCTTTTGCAGAATGCAGCACTCATCGACCAGAAAAAGATTCGTGAGCAGCTTGCCGCGTATGAGAGCAGTCTGGCGGACAGTAATACCAGTGCCCGGGCATCTGACGAAGCGCAGTTGCTGGGATATGGTGAAGGCTCACGGATGCGTGAACGACTCCAGGAAATGTGGAGTATCCGGCAGGCGTTTGAGCAGAAAAATAACGAGCTGCTGAGACAGTATCAGGCCGGAGAAATTGAAGAAGCCCTGTGGAAACAGGAGAAAGAACTGAATAAAAAATATCTGGAAGAGCGTCTCAGCGATCAGCAGGATTATTATGCAAAGGCTGATGCTTTACGCAGTAACTGGAATGCCGGACTCCAGGAGGGGCTGACGAACTGGGCAGACAGTGCCACTGATTATGCTTCGCAGGCGGCAGATGCTGTCGTTTCCACTATGGACGGGCTGGTATCAAATATTTCCGATGCACTGGCCGGAAATGTTGTGGACTGGAGAAACTGGGGGAGTTCAATTCTCCAGGAAGTTTCAAAAATTCTGATGAACGCTGCCATCGTTAACGGGCTGAAGTCACTTTCCAAAAGCATGTCCGGTGCCGGAGGATGGCTTGGTACAGTCGGCGACTGGCTGTCCGGTGCAGTGGCAAACGCAAAAGGTGGTGTTTATACATCGGCAAATCTGAGTGCTTACAGTAACACCATTGTGGATACACCGACGTATTTTGCTTTTGCGAAAGGTGCCGGGCTGATGGGCGAGGCCGGGCCTGAAGCTATCATGCCACTGACTCGGGCAGCGGACGGCTCTCTTGGAGTCAGAGCCATTGGCAATGTGAATGGTGGCGGTGGATTTGTTTATTCTCCCGTGTATCACATCAGTATTCAGAATAAAGGGAGCAATGGCGAGATAGATACGCAGTCAGCCAGGGGGCTGGTGGATCTGATCGACAGCAGGGTTGTGTCAATTATGCAGTCATCACGTCGGGACGGAGGATTATGCAGTGCCTGAGTCTGAAGTTTTTAACTGGATCCCCCGCGAGGGGATGGAGACGACACGAAAGCCATCTGTTATTACGGTAAAGTTCGGTGACGGATATGAACAGCGACGGGCTGGTGGTCTGAATGCAGATCTGAAAACGTTTAAACCGGTATTTCGTGTCACGGATGAATATTCCCGTGCCGCGCTGGACAGTTTTTTATCCCGTCATGCCGGGATTCGTGCTTTTTTGTGGCGTCCGCCAAAACACAACAGGACTGTCCGGGTTGTCTGCAGGGAGTGGAGCATTTCGGATAATACCATGTATACCGATTTTAACTGTACCTTTGAAGAGGTCACTCACTGATGCAGGATATACAGCAGGAAACACTCAATGAGTGCACTAAAACGGAGCAATCCGCGCTGGTCGTGCTCTGGGAAATTGATCTGACAGAGGTCGGCGGAGATCGTTATTTCTTCTGTAATGAGCAGAACGAAAAAGGTGAACCAGTCACCTGGCAGGGGCGGCAGTATCAGGCTTATCCCATTCAGGGAAGCGGCTTTGAGATGAACGGCAAAGGGGCCAGTGCAAGGCCAACGCTTAAAGTCTCTAATCTGTACGGCATGGTCACCGGGATGGCGGAAGATCTGCAGAGTCTGGTCGGCGGAACGGTGGTCCGGCGTAAGGTTTACGCCCGTTTTCTGGATGCGGTGAACTTCGTCAACGGAAACAGTGACGCCGATCCGGAGCAGGAGGTGATCAGCCGCTGGCGCATCGAACAGTGCAGCGAACTGAGCGCGGTCAGTGCCTCTTTTGTGCTGTCCACACCGACGGAAACGGATGGTGCTGTTTTTCCGGGGCGCATCATGCTGGCCAACACCTGCACCTGGATCTACCGCGGCGATGAGTGCGGTTATGATGGCCCGGCGGTCGCGGATGAATATGACCAGCCAACGTCCGATATCACGAAGGATAAATGCAGCAAATGCCTGAGTGGTTGCAAGTTCCGCAATAACGTCGGCAATTTTGGCGGCTACCTTTCCATTAACAAACTTTCGCAGTAAACCCATGACAGAGACAGAATCAGCGATTCTGGCGCACGCCCGGCGATGTGCGCCAGCGGAGTCGTGCGGCTTCGTGGTGAGAACGCCGGAGGGGGACAGATATTTTCCCTGCGTGAATATCTCCGGTGAGCCGGAGGCGTATTTCCGGATGTCGCCGGAGGACTGGCTGCGTGCACAAATGCAGGGGGAGGTTGTGGCACTGGTCCACAGCCACCCCGGTGGTCTGCCCTGGCTGAGTGAGGTCGACAGGCGGCTGCAGGTGCAGAGTGATTTGCCGTGGTGGCTGGTCTGCCGGGGGGCGATTCACAAGTTCCGCTGTGTGCCACATCTTACCGGGCGGCGCTTTGAGCACGGGGTGACGGACTGTTACACGCTGTTCCGGGATGCATACCATCTGGCGGAAATTGAGATGCCGGATTTTTATCGCGGGGATGACTGGTGGCGTAACGGCCAGAATCTCTATCTTGACAATATGGAGGCGACTGGTTTTTACCGTGTCGCACTGACAGAGGCGCAGCCGGGCGATGTGCTGCTGTGCTGTTTTGGTTCATCGGTGCCGAATCATGCCGCCATTTACTGCGGCGACGGCGAGCTGTTGCACCATATTCCTGAACAACTGAGCAAACGAGAGAGGTATACCGACAAATGGCAGCGACGCACACACTCCCTCTGGCGTCACCGGGCATGGCACGCATCTGCCTTTACGGGGATTTACAACGATTTGGCCGCCGCATCGACCTTCGTGTGAAAACGGGGGCCGAAGCCATCCGGGCGCTGGCTACGCAGCTTCCGTCGTTTCGCCAGAAACTGAATGAGGGCTGGTATCAGGTGCGCATTGCCGGGCGTGATGCAGGCGAAAATGAATTATCTGCCCGTCTTAATGAGCCGCTGGCAAATGGTGCCGTGATCCACATTGTGCCGCGTCTGGCGGGAGCTAAAAGTGGCGGTGTTTTTCAGGCAGTGCTGGGTGCGGCGCTGATTGCGGTGGCATGGTGGAGCCCTGTGGGCTGGCTGGGTGCCGCGGCTGTATCGGGCATGTATGCGGCAGGGGCCAGTATGATCCTGGGCGGAGTGGCGCAGATGCTGGCACCGAAAGCCAGGACGCCCACGGCAGCAAGTACAGATAACGGCAAACAAAACACCTATTTCTCCTCACTGGATAACATGGTTGCCCAGGGCAATGTTCTGCCCGTTCTGTACGGTGAAATGCGCGTGGGGTCACGTGTGGTTTCTCAGGAGATCAGCACGGCAGACGAAGGGGACGGTGGTCAGGTTGTGGTGATTGGTCGCTGATGCAAAATGTTTATGTGAAACCGCCTGCGGGCGGTTTTGTCGTTTATGGAGCGTGAGGAATGGGTAAAGGCAGCAGTAAGGGGCATACCCCGCGCGAAGCGAAGGACAACCTGAAGTCCACGCAGTTGCTGAGTGTGATCGATGCCATCAGCGAAGGGCCGGTTGAAGGTCCGGTGGATGGCTTAAAAAGCGTGCTGCTGAACAGTACGCCGGTGCTGGACACTGAGGGGAATACCAACATATCCGGTGTCACGGTGGTGTTCCGGGCCGGTGAGCAGGAGCAGACACCGCCGGAGGGATTTGAATCCTCCGGCTCCGAGACGGTGTTGGGTACGGAAGTGAAGTACGACACGCCGATTACCCGGACCATCACGTCGGCAAACATCGACCGTCTGCGCTTTACCTTCGGTGTGCAGGCACTGGTGGAAACCACCTCAAAGGGGGACCGGAATCCGTCGGAAGTTCGCCTGCTGGTTCAGATACAGCGTAACGGTGGCTGGGTGACGGAAAAAGACATCACCATTAAGGGCAAAACCACCTCGCAGTATCTGGCCTCGGTGGTGGTGGATAACCTGCCGCCGCGCCCGTTCAGTATCCGGATGCGCAGGATGACGCCGGACAGCACCACAGACCAGCTGCAGAACAAAACGCTCTGGTCGTCATACACCGAAATTATCGATGTGAAACAGTGCTACCCGAACACGGCACTGGTCGGCGTGCAGGTGGACTCGGAGCAGTTCGGCAGCCAGCAGGTGAGCCGTAATTATCATCTGCGCGGGCGTATTCTGCAGGTGCCGTCGAATTATAACCCGCAGACGCGGCAATACAGCGGTATCTGGGACGGAACGTTTAAGCCGGCATACAGCAACAACCCGGCCTGGTGTCTGTGGGATATGCTGACCCACCCGCGCTACGGCATGGGGAAACGTCTTGGTGCGGCGGATGTGGACAAATGGGCGCTGTATGTCATCGGCCAGTACTGCGACCAGTCAGTGCCGGACGGTTTTGGCGGCACGGAGCCGCGCATCACCTGTAATGCCTACCTGACCACGCAGCGTAAGGCGTGGGATGTGCTCAGTGATTTCTGCTCGGCGATGCGCTGTATGCCGGTATGGAACGGGCAGACGCTGACGTTCGTGCAGGACCGACCATCAGATAAGGTGTGGACCTATAACCGCAGTAATGTGGTGATGCCGGATGATGGCGCGCCGTTCCGCTACAGCTTCAGCGCCCTGAAGGACCGCCATAATGCCGTTGAGGTGAACTGGATTGACCCGAACAACGGCTGGGAGACGGCGACAGAGCTTGTTGAAGATACGCAGGCCATTGCCCGTTACGGTCGTAATGTCACGAAGATGGATGCCTTTGGCTGTACCAGCCGGGGGCAGGCACACCGCGCCGGGCTGTGGCTGATTAAAACGGAACTGCTGGAGACGCAGACCGTGGATTTCAGCGTGGGTGCTGAAGGGCTTCGCCATGTACCGGGCGATGTTATTGAAATCTGTGATGAT